TTTAAAGAAAGAGTCTAAAGGATTCTCTCGTCAAAGCGTTGTGCTTGAGCATGAAACAAATAAGATATTATCTCAGCAAAGAGATCATGGTTTTTTGTTTGACGTTGAAGAAGCTACAAAGTTATTGGGTGTCTTGAACAGTAGACTTGCTGAGATTGTAAATAAAATTAATGAATGCTTTAAGCCCAAGCAAGAAGTAAGAAAAATATTTCGGAGGTATAGTCCTCAGAAAAAACTGTTGAAAACAGGTGTAGATAACTTCGGAAAAAATACTAGGGTTACAGACGAAGAGTATACTGCCCTTAAAACAGAAGCATTTGTTGAAAGGGTATACGTTAAAGATTTTAATCCAGCCTCTAGACAACAGATAGGAGAGTACCTACAAGACTTTGGATGGGAACCTTTAGAGCATACCCCTACGGGACAGCCTAAGATAGATGAAAAGATTTTGTCGCAGATCAAAGGCATCCCTGAAGCAGAAGTAATTTCTGAGTTCCTTATGATCCAGAAAAGAATATCTCAAATTAGTTCTTGGTTCAAAGAACTAGATGAAGATACCTTTAGGGTCCATGGTTTTGTTAATCATAACGGCACTATTACAGGGCGCATGACACACCGTAATCCTAATATGGCACAGATACCCAGCTCTAGTTCTAGCTACGGTAAAGAGTGTCGAGCATGTTGGACAATACCTAAAGGGTATAAGCTTGTAGGAATTGATGCTTCAGGGTTAGAATTAAGAATGCTGGCCCATTATATGAACGATGAGGAGTATACAAATGAAATCCTTAATGGAGACATACACACCACTAATCAAAAACTTGCAGGACTTGAATCAAGAAATCAGGCTAAGACTTTCATCTATGCACTACTATACGGAGCAGGAGATGCAAAGCTTGGAACAGTGGCTGGAGGAGGTAAGAGTGTTGGAAGGAACCTTAGAAAATCATTTATTAGTAATCTCCCATCATTCAAGGCTCTTAAAGATAGAGTTGCTGGAGCTTCAGCAAAGGGCTATCTTAAAGCACTAGATGGTCGTAAGCTTTACATTAGGTCTGAACATTCTGCACTTAATACATTATTACAAGGGGCTGGTGCTATTGTAATGAAGCAAGCATTGATTATACTTAACGATAAGATTAAAGATTTAGATGCCCACTTTGTCGCTAACGTACACGATGAGTGGCAAATAGAAGTAAGAGAAGACCAAGCTGACACAGTAGGTAAACTAGGTGTGGAAGCTATCATTGAAGCCGGTAAGGTTCTTGAACTTAAATGCCCACTAGATGGGGAGTATAAGACTGGAGATAACTGGAGTGAGACACACTAGCGCGTACAACTGGAGTTACAAAGGAATAAATAAAAAAGGCAAAAAAAAGTTTAAACATACTACAAACGAAAGTCTTGAAGATGTTATAAGTTACCTTGAAGAACAAGACATAAAATTTGTATATGATGATCGTGTCAGTATGTTCTGGATACACAATAAGGAAAAAATTTACTGTTATTACTACACAACAGGGAGGTGGGCAAACTATAGTAAACAACTGTTTAATAAACATTATGTTGCTAAAGGAATAAAAGATTTTTTAAAAAGGTTTATTTTAATATAGGAGATAACTGGAGTGAAACACACTAACATGAAACAAGAAGAACTGTTTGAAAATGAAAATCCTTTTGTATATAAGTATGACTATGAAAGATTAAAAACAGGCATGGCTAGAGTTTTTCAGTTTATGAAAGGTAACGACTGGAAGACGCTAAAAGAAATATCTAACGTAACTAATGTTCCTGAAGCCAGTGCTTCTGCATACCTCCGGGATTTTAGAAAAGCTAAGTACGGTTTACATACTGTAGATCGTAGGGTTAGGGGTAACAGAAGTAAGGGATTGTGGGAGTACAAACTTACATTAAACAATAATGAAACCTAGTCACGACCCTAACAGAATTGGAGACTTAGCAGAGCATTACGCTATTACGTGGCTCTGGGACTTAGGCTACCATGTGTTTAAAAACTGTGGTTGCACAGGCCCTATTGATATAGTAGCATTAGACCCTGAAGGTAATACTACTTTTATTGATGTTAAGTCCTACAAGGACGGTAGGCTATCAGGAAAAACCCCTATTCAAAAAAAACTTAATGTACAGTATGTACACTACAATTCAAACACTCGCAAATGTAGATTTGTAAGGCACAGAAAATGAATATAGTAGAAGATATTTATACAAAACTAGATGGTCTTAATGATGGTCCTTTAGATTTATCTGATGAAATTATAGATAAGTTTGGTGAGGATATTAAAGCAGCCATTAAGTCTTGGGCGCAGCCCCAGAAAAGAAAGGAAGGTTTTTATCTTAGAATGTCTAACATTGGTAAACCTTCTAGGCAGTTGTGGTTTGATAAAAAGAATCAACTAACAGCCAAAAGACTTGAACCTTCTTTGTTTATTAAGTTTTTGTACGGCCATCTACTAGAAGAAGTATTACTTTTGTTAGTCCGCATGTCGGGACACAAAGTTTCTGATGAACAAAAAGAAGTAGACATTGAGGGCATCAAGGGCCACATGGATTGTAAAATTGATGGTAAGGTGGTGGATATTAAATCTGCCTCTGGCTTTTCTTTTAGTAAGTTTAGGCAGGGTATCCTTAGAGAAGATGATCCTTTTGGCTACATAGCTCAGTTGGCTGCTTATGAAGAGGCAGAAGGCACTGCTAACTCTGGCTTTTTAGTTATCAACAAAGAAACAGGTGAGCTTTGTTTTCATGAACCTGAAGATTTAGACAAACCAAATATGTCGCAACACATCAAAGATCTTAAGCACAAATTAGACTTGAGCAAACCCCCTGAACTTTGTTACCCACCAGTGGCTGAAGGTAAGTCAGGCAATATGAGAATAGCTAAGAACTGTGCTTACTGTTCTCATAAAAAAGAATGCCATAAAGATTCTAATAACGGTAAAGGATTGAGGGCTTTTAGGTATGCTAAAGGTCTTGTATACTTTACTAAAGTACGGGTGCAACCAAAGGTAGATGAAATACATGAATGGTAAACAATCAAAAAAAGCTAATGTAAAAGCAAAAGAAATTATTATAGACTGGCTTATTAGTGTTGTACCTGAAGAAGATGCACACAAGATTACTGCTGAAAATTTTAGTGACTTTCTACCAGAAGATAAATATTTCATTGCTAAAAAATCAAAGTGGGTTTCTTTTTATACAGTACGCTGGGCTAAAAAGAATATTAAAAAATTAATGAACAAGGGCTACGATGTTTCATCCATAACCCTAAAGGATATAGAGTGGTCGGGAAAATAAAATCAGGAGCACGTAAGCGTAGAGTTGTTAGACCTGCCGAAAAAGGTGTCATTAAAGGATATGACTCTAACTGGGAGTACGAACTACATACTGGTATTTTAAAAGAATGGGACATACATTCTGATACAGTTGACTACATTATTAAACATACCTATCACCCTGACTTCATAAAAAAGATTGGTAAGAATACAATCTTCTTAGAAGCTAAGGGTCGTTTCTGGGATCATGCAGAGCACAACAAATATGTATGGGTTAAAAAAGCCCTGCCTAAAAACATAGAGTTAGTTTTTCTGTTTGCAGATCCTTCAGCACCTATGCCGCAAGCTAAGAGAAGAAAGGATGGCACTAAAAGATCTCATGCAGAGTGGGCTGAAGCCAATGGATTTAGATGGTACAGTGTTTATAGCATCCCTAAAAAATGGATTGACAGCTCTTGTGTCATAACTGAAAACCCAGACTACCCGGAGGAGTTGGAATGAAACAAAGCACTAAGAAAAAAATAAGTATAGACGATGCCAAGCCAGAAGATTGGAACAATACTAGGTGGTTGCAACAAGAAAAGGGAGAAGATTTAGTTAACAGTCCCATACATTACAACAAGGGCGGTATAGAATGTATAGACGGCATTCAAGCAATGCTAACAAAAGAAGAATTTATAGGCTACTTACGCGGGAACAGTCTGAAGTACCGCTGGAGATTTCCGTACAAAAACGGAATAGAAGATTTAAAAAAAGCAGACTGGTACGAAAATAAATTGCTAGAGGTTTTAGGGAGCAATGGATAAAAATTACGTAGATAGAAAAACTGAACGCCGCGACAGGTATAATAAAAAATACAAGGGCAAGGCTACAAAGTCTCAGAAAAACTTTAAAAGTTTAAGAACTGATGAGCTTAATCAGCAAGAAGCTAAAGAGGATATAAGAGATGCAGGACAAAGAGAAAAGGTTTGAAATTTTTTGTGGCATGATGTACGCTGAATACTGCGATGAACATAAGTCAGACACCCAGCAAATGAGATACCTAGAATATACAAAGCTATATAACACGTTTTTAAAAGAGGAGTTTGAAAAAAAAGATGGATCAATATCAACAATACATTCACAAGAGTAGGTACGCACGTTACTTAGATGAGGAAGGACGTAGAGAAACGTGGGCTGAAACAGTCAACCGTTATCTTTCTTTCTTTGTAGAGCGTAATCAACTAGGTGCTTCAGAAGCCGAAGAGCTTTTTAATGCTATCGCTGATCAAGAAGTAATGCCTTCTATGCGCTGTATGATGACAGCAGGGCCAGCCTTACACCGTGATAATGTTGCAGGATTTAACTGCTCTTATCTTCCTATTGACAGTCCCCGCTCTTTTGACGAGCTTATGTATATCTTGTTGTGTGGTACAGGAGTAGGCTTCAGCGTAGAGCGGGACTACGTAAGCAAACTACCAGAGGTGGCCGACAGCTTCCATGAGACTGACTCCACGGTTGTAGTGTCTGACAGTAAGGTAGGCTGGGCAAGTGCCTTCAGAGAGCTTATCAGCCTCCTATATGCTGGCAAAATTCCTAAGTGTGACTTGACTAGGGTACGTCCTGCTGGAGCTAGACTGAAGACCTTTGGTGGCAGAGCCAGTGGACCACAGCCTTTAGCAGACCTGTTTAATTTTACTGTTGATCTGTTTAAAGCTGCTACAGGCCGCAAGCTAACGTCACTAGAGTGTCATGACTTAGTATGTAAGATTGCTGACATCGTTGTTGTAGGCGGTGTAAGACGCTCTGCTCTGATCTCACTGAGTAATGTGACTGACAACCGCATGGCTAACGCTAAGAACGGTGAGTGGTACTTAGGTAACGGTCAACGCGCACTGGCTAACAACAGTGCTGTGTACTCTGAGAAGCCTGACTTTGATACTTACTCCTCTGAAATGAAGCGTCTGTATGATTCTAAGTCTGGTGAACGTGGTATCTTCAGCCGTATTGCAGCTCAGAAAGTAGCAGCACGTAACGAACGAAGAGACGCTACTTATAAGTTTGGTACTAATCCTTGCAGCGAAATTATTTTACGACCCTATCAGTTCTGTAATCTATCAGAAGTTATTGTTAGAGCAGATGATACAGAAGATACCCTTGTAGAAAAGGTGCGGGTTGCTACAATCTTAGGAACGCTTCAATCCACCATGACTGACTTCCGTTACCTACGTAACATCTGGAAAAAGAACACAGAGGAAGAAGCTCTTCTAGGTGTCTCAATGACAGGCATCATGGACTGCAAGCTAACTAATGGGTCAACGGGTGAAGAGGCTTTAGGACGGCTCTTAGAGACCCTTAGAGACGTTGCAATACTTACCAACAAGGATTGGGCCAAGAAGCTAGGAGTTAATCAATCAGTTGCTATCACTTGTGTTAAGCCTTCAGGAACTGTTTCACAGTTGACTGACAGCGCCAGCGGTATTCATCCACGCTTTAGTGAGTATTATATTAGGACTGTACGAGCTGATAAGAAAGATCCACTTGCTACAGCAATGATTGACAAGGGCTTTCCTCACGAAGAAGACGTAATGAATAACTCTAACTGGGTATTCAGCTTTCCTCAGAAGGCTCCTAACAAAGCGATAACAGTAGAAAGCATGGGCGCTATGGAGCAGCTTAGGCTCTGGAAGACTTACCAAGATTATTGGTGCGAGCATAAACCTTCTATGACTTGTTACTATAACGATGATAACTTCTACTCTGTGTGTCAGTGGATCTGGGAAAACTTTGATAGCGTCAGCGGCATTAGCTTTCTTCCTGAAGCAGAGCACGTATATAAACAAGCTCCGTACCAGAAGATAGCTAAGGATACATATCAAAGGCTTTTAAAAGAAATGCCTAAAGACATGGAGTGGGATATTGAAGAGCTAGATGATAACACTGAAGGCGCTCAGACACTTGCTTGTGTTGCAGGAGTGTGTGAGATATGAAGGAGGGTAATTTAATTTCCTTCAAGGTTATAATTGATGAGCGGGGAAGGCTAAGTACAGAGCTTAGTTTTTTTCCCGACTCTGAAATTACAAACGTATTCTTGGATGTATATACTCAAAATTATATTCGTAATATATTAAGAGAGGCACACGTTAAGTTAGATCCTTTACATGAGCATTTAGAAAAACAATTACAGGCGTTATGACATGGAAGAAGTATTCTTTACACCCGAAACAAGGTTGGGGATGACCTTGCGAATAAACTCAGAAATTATTGCAGCCTTAGCCAGCGTTGAACTGGCTGAAGAAAACATTGAAGTAATTACAACCCTTCTACACCAGCACTCATCTTTTGTATTAGCAGTATCTCAGAAAGCAGTACAGGCAGAGCGCCTAGATGTGAAGGTGGTTAAGTAATCTTACTTCCTAGACTTAGCGCCTGAACACTTCCATCGCTTACGTGACAAGTTGTTAGGAGTATTAGGATCGTTCTGCTTTGCTTTAGACAAACCTTTCTTAATACCTAAGCTCCTTGCACAGTAGCTATCTCCTTTAGAAGTTCCCGGCTTAACTCTAGGACCACCGCCTTTAGCCTTTCCAGCTTGACCATAGCTAACCTTTTTACCACTAGCAGTTACCTTTACTTTTGCCTTTCCTTTTCTAGGACTTGCCATTTAGAATCTCCTCTTCTTTTTTAGTTAGCCAAGACAGTATAAATAATAAAAATGTTACACCAATAAAGCGCATCATACCTTTCTATACTTTTTAGTTTTCTTTGCAATCTTCTTAGGCTGTGGACTGTGCTGCTTACCAGCCTTAGTATCCTTACGTTTCTTTGCGCTTGTCTGAGCATACTCAGCAGAGCTTAGAGACTCTCTAGCCTTCTTAGGTAAATACCGTTCACCTGTTTTGCTAGACTTCTTACCAGACTTAGTACCCCAGTCCTGAGCTGTCCAAGCTTTTAAAGACTTCTGTGGTTTTCTAATAGCCATTGCTTGCACTCTCCTTTATACAATTTTAAATAATTTAAATGCTACGTAGAGTACAAAAGGAAGCACCACTAAAGCGCCTGTTCCCCACAACAATGCTGATCCAAGTAACGCTAAATCAGCCGCTCTCTTTTGCTTACGCAAACGCTCTTCTCGTTCTCTTTTTTGTTTACATTGAGACTGAAACTTTAACCAGTCCTCATACATATCTGGACGACCAGCATAAACCATGTGGTCTTTGAGCCATGCTTCCTGCTCTTTAATCTTTTCTAGCTCCATAAAGCACTGAAGCTCATCAGAGCCTCCAGAGCGATCAGCCTTTTTAGCTATTGCAGATTTGTTATTAAAATAATTTGTAGCTTGTTCTGCTACATCGTAAAGCTCTTTACCGTTTTCTAATGCTCCTTTGATGACTTGAAATGCTGCATTCGCTGCTGCAATTTCAACTAGCATTACTTGTACCCTCCACCTTTAGCTTTGTATTGTTTAGCTAACATCTGAGCCTTACGTGCTGACCACTGACCGGCGCTTCCGCCTTTACTCCCAGCTTTAATCTTATTAAAAAGATTCTTACGCATGGTAGGCTTGGTATAGTTGCCTGCTTTATTAACCGTAGATTTTTTATCAGTCATTTTTTTTATTCCATAATTCAAACAGGACACGAACTTTTTCTTTTATAGTCTCAATATCTCCATGCATTTTAGCCAACACAATTACTAAAGTAATAAAGCCCATGAATATAGGCCAAGTAGAGTTGATGAACTCCATAGTTGTCATCACTTATCTCTGTGCACTGAGTTCTTTTTTTCGTAAGTTCTCATTGCACCTAGCCCAAGCATACCCATTAATACAGGCATCATAGTCTCTAAAGGAACTAGAGGTATAACTATGTCTAACTCAAGCAAAGCCAAAACAAAGTTGCTGAACGGGATAGTAATGAAATTCCCAAACATACCTAAGACACATACCCAGCCCACTGCTGGTCGCCAGCCTGATACGAACAGCGACTTGTGAGCAGCTTCTACTTTGTTGACTTCTACCTGCGCCAACGCACTTTCTTGCGCGTATTTCTGTGACATTGTTGCAATTTCATGCGCCAACGCAGCCTTCTGATCCTTGTCCTCTATGAACTTGTCTAACAGGCCCGTCACAGGCCCTATGAGAGCGTTTAAGACAGTCATCTAGTAACTCCATACCCAAGGTCTAGGGCGGTTTTCATCCCACTCAAGGTCGTCAAGGTGGATAAATCTATTAGCGCCTTTTTGATTAACACCTATACCTGTCATGCCCATGCTTAGTGCAGCTTCTAAGAGCCTGTGGGCTTGGTTGCCAGTAACAGCAATATCTATAGCATGTCCAGAAGCATGTGCTCCGGGTGTCTTCTTCTTGCGCTCTATGATGTGGTCTTTGCAGCGGTAAGCAGATGTAACAGTAAAAGGAAACTTTAGTTCATGTCGTAAGGCTTCTACCTTGGTCATAAACTCTTCATCCATGCCTTGCTCTCCGCAGTGTTGACATTTAAGCTCATCCATGCTAAAATATTTATACATTATTTAACTTACTCCTTAAAGAGTTTACAACTTTACCACCTCTTTTCTTAGGTGCTCTTACACTCTTAACATTTGCTTGCTTTAATAATAAAGCATTTAAATCTTTCTTATCTTTTTGAGTTAGTTTAAGTGCATCTAACACATCTTGTATTTCAGCACGTATATCAGAAGTATCTTCTTCAAAGGCATCTTCGTATTTACCTGCTTCTGTATTAGTTTCTATTTCATCAGGAGTATACTTACGTGCTTTACTAAATTCTTCTCCTCCTACAAGCTCACCTTTTTTATTTATAAACTCAGGAAACTGTTCTTTTATTTGATCCATGCTCAAGTCATGCTTTTCTTCAAGAAGCGCCTTAGTTTCAAGTTTAATATAGTCTTCAATTTCAGGCTCTATATCAATAATTCCGGGCATGTCATCAAAACCTTTAAAGTTATAAAGTATTTTTTCAGCCGCTTCTTCAGCTACTTCATCTGAAACATCCCCTTTACTATACTCTTTAATAACTTGGCTAAGAGGTTTTGAAATAATCTTTTGTATGCCTTTTGATATAACACCTCCAAAAACATAGCCACCTCTGCCAAAGCCCATGCGCTGTAGTGGATCTTGACGATCTTCTTGATCAGTAAAAGCTGCACCAGCTTGCTGATTATAAGGTCTACCAGTCACCTTATCTATACGTTGATCAGGCTCAGTAGGCACATTAGGAACATTTAGAACTTCACCGCCTTTGTTATATGCAGATTTTTTAGGCTCTACTAAAAATTCCTGTACTTCCTGACCAGCTTCATAAGCTCTTTTACGAATGAATTTTTTCTTATCTTTATTTAAAGCGCCATATCCGGGCGTAAACATTGGAACAAGAGCACCTACATTACCCGCTTGGACTGCGGATAAAGTCCCGCCTACTATAGGACCAAAACCAGAAGAGGCTGCTGTAAATACATTACCTCTATATGCAGATGAATCTTTAGCCCTGTTAAAAACATCTAGGTAAAGACCATTCCCGCCCCAACGAGCGGCACCTTCCATATATAAATCCCCAGCACTTTTGTACCGGTACTGATCATCTTGATTAAACATAGAATTACGAGCATAGTTATTTAACATACCCCCTGCTTGTAAGGCCAGTACAGTACCTACAACTTGTGCAGAAGCCCCTGCGTCCCCCTTAGCTATGTTCCTAGTTGTTCTTTTTGCTAAATCTTTAAGAACCGTATTAGTAAATGCAGATGGATAAGCAGTTAATTGGAATAGCATAGTTGTAAAAGGATTACCTGATAGGACTTTAGAGCGTAGCCCAGAAGATTTGTCAGGGTTTAAAATTATTTCGTTAACATATCTTCCTGCGCTCTTATCAAGATCTATCATGAAATCATCTTCTACATTAACATTTCCTTCGGTACGTTTAACCCATGCCAAACCTTTTTTTATATCAACACCTAATTCTAAAAGCTCATCTTGTTTTGTTTTAAGCCTAGGAGTTAAAGTTTCCCCTTGAGTTTTTGCCAACGCTTTTAAATTATTAGATATAATATCTCTGCCCACATTAAAACTTGTTAACTGAACAGTTTTAGTCCAAGGCTCTAGAAGATTAACTTTAAAGGCTGCATTATTAAGCTTACGCCAATGCTGAACATTGTCACCACTTAATCTTTCTACTTGATCAGCTACAGATTGATCTAAAGCAATTCCAAACCTTTGCATTTTTCTAAATGCTTGTGGCCTAGTAAGGCCGTGATTTTTTACTAAAAGGTCTACTGTATCGTATGTAAGAATTTTAGCCCCTTCTTTTAAAGCACTTCCAAAATGCTTACTTGTACTTATAATACCACCACGGCTCATGTTCAACATTACTTCAGTTAAACTGCTTAAAGTTGCGAGGGGTAATAAAGCTATTCGCGTTGCTGTTGTAATAGTATCAATTACAAACCTGCCTTTATCGTTACCAAACTGGCTTACACCTTCTCCTGTTTGAGCAGACCAAACACGATATAAATCTTTTTCTACATTTTCAGCTAAATCACCTTCTCCTGCATCCATTAATTCTCGTTGAGCGTCTTTTAAATACAAATCTTTTAAGCCTCTAAAATTAGTAGCCCCAAAAGTTTTTTGTTTTGCCATCTGCTTGCTCATAGAATTAAAATAACTTTGCAATACATTGTTAGCATCGTTATCTAAAAACTTTTCAAACATGGTGTCATCAGTAATATTTTCAAATTTTCTTTTACTTAAAAAAGAATTTGATAAAGTTCCCTCATCTCCAAAATCATTTTGCTTACTGAGCATACTTAATACAATATCATCAGCCTCTTGCTCAGTTTCAGCCTCGCCCACTTTTAACAGAAGACTTTTAAATTCTTTTTGATTTGATTTAATAACTTTACGATTCCAAAGTCTTGGAAAATAATTACCAGAAATTAAATCTGCTTCTTCATAAAGACCTAAATCTTTTAGCTCTTCTGCGGTGTCATCTAACTGCTTCCTAATATTTAGAGCAGCCGTGTCTATAACCTCATCTCCTGATAAAGTACCACGAATGGAGCGCGTTAATGCTTGATAAGATTTATCACGTCCTAAAACATTAGTAGCTTTTAAAATAGGGTCCATAGTTTCTTTATAGCGCACAAAATGCCTACCAAATATATCGCCTAAAGTTTCTGCGTAGTCTTCGCCTTCTAAACTTCGCTCGCCTAATATGGATCTCTGCTGATCGTATCTAAAATTCTTTTGAAGCTTTGCTACAATAGGAGAGTGTTTAACATAAGGATCTAAGAAAGTAGATACCTTACCTCCATACCAAGCAGGAAGTTTTTGCATCCAGTGGCCCGTGTTAACCATTGATTGAGCTATTTTACCTCTAGTAGGAGGCCCCTCACTTCTAAAAATTGTATCTACCATTTCTTCAATAGCATCATCACCTAGACCTTCTTTCCTGCCATAAGTGTTTACAACTTTAATAACTTCTTGAGGATCATCTATAACTGAAAAAACCCCCTCAATAAAATCAGAGCCTTCGTCACTAAAACCAAGTCTTTTAGCATCAAAAGAAAGAGCTTCTCTATCTACTAATTCTCCCAATCCATTTTCAGCTAAATCTCTAGTAGCAACCTCTTCAGGATCAACAGCTCTATTTAAATTATTTTTATCTAAACCTCTAAAAACATAGTCATAAGATCTTTTAAGTTCCTCGGCTCCTCTAGAAACCCCACCAGCTACAGCCCCTGCCCCTTTCTTAATGCCTTTACCTACCGCACCAAGCCCTACGCCAGCAATAGGACCAACTATAGCCCCCGCAACTGTAGTAAGACCTGTTTGAAGAAGACTAACCTCTTCCGCGTTACCAACTGCTACGTCTCTTGACTGCACACCATAATCAGCCAGACCTGCCCAAGCTCCCCCAATAGCTGCTGCCTTAGCGGTTTCTCTAGATGTAGCAAATTGAGCCAGTCTTTCAGTTATTTTTTTCTTAACTCCTTCTTTTGCAAGAAGTTGAGATGCTGTTTTAGCGGTTGCTGATTGACCACCTGAAAAAGGAATAGCTAGTAAAGAAAGTAAATTAACGGGATCAGTTACTAAATCTGTCCCTACATCTGCGCCCCAATTTAACCACTCATGAGCACCTTCCATGTCTGAGTTTTCAAACTTTTGTTTTATATTTCTGTAAGCTCTTAAAACATCTTCAGGGGCATTCTCTAATATAGCAGCATTTGAAAATAATGTACCTAATTTATATTCTTCATCTCTTAAAAATTCAACTATATCAGGAGCAAAACCTTTTTGGTTATAATCTCTTTTTTCTTTAGGAATTTGAGGAGTCATTAAAGCTTGCTGACCTGATAAAACATTTTCTAACACATTTCTATTATCTGAAATATATCTAAAAACTTTAAGCCCATCAGCTTGAAAATCTTCTTGATTTCTTAGCTCAGTAATCGTATAAGTTTTTGCATCTGGTTGAATAGCAGATGGTTTTTCTTCTTCTTCTTCTTCTTCTACATAATTATCAGGAAGCTCTGGAGTTTTTACAGCCGTACCTGCTCCTTGAAGAACCTTGAGCCTATAAGCAGGATCTTGTAATTTCTTTATAAACTCTGGATCGTATGTAGACATAGATTATGACCCCCGTAATTCCGATAATAATGCGAGCTGATGAACAACTACAAAGTTTTCTCTAATACTGTAACCCGGAGTATCCTTATACTCTTCTTGCATACCTTCGTATCCTTGAAAATTTTCAAGAAAAGCAAGCCTAGCTTTGCTACCAAGCTTAGCAAAATCACCTATAGCCGATTTAGTAATAGTATCAAATTGTGTGTCTGAAAGTCTTACCTCATTACCTCGCTGCTCTGATACTTTGTAAAAAGCATCTAAAGCATATACACCAGCAGCAGCCGAAAAATTAGCAGGGTTTAAAGCTGTGCTAGATTCAAAATCTACTTCGTCAAAATCAGGAGACTCTTCAAATGTATCAATTTCTATTTCCGAGCTTGAATCTCTAGCTTTAAAGCCCCCTACGTAATTAGCAAAAGCTGCCCCAGCCAGCGCAGAGGCGCTAGAAACTCCTATTTCTGGAAATCTAGATTCTAAAGCAACTGTATAGCCATGTACTGGCCTTGCAATAAGTTCTTTTTTAGCCGCTACAACATCCGTAGAAGCTCCGTAGCCTCTGCCCATTGTTAAAATAGTTTCAACTAATTGAGATTCTGCAACTGATTGATCACCATGCCTGCTAGGCATATTCCTAGCAATTGAATTATAAGAATTCATGGCTACACCTATTTGTGAAGGAGTGGCTTTCATAGACATTTTAGCAGCATCTTGTATTGGTGTATTATTTGTAATGGTACTTATAACTTCCCCAGAACCTAAAGCATGTTCCGTAGTAGTCGTTGTCATGCTATAGCCCAGCCCCGTGTCAAACTCAGCTGATTTAGAATTAGTTTTTACTATGCCCTTCCCTGAGTTACCTGCTTTTACAAGCTCTTCTGATCTTTCATTACCTTGTATAGGGACATACATTCCTACTTTTAAATTAGGTTTAAATGGGTGTGTCTTTTCAACAAAAATTGCTTTAGTAGTTACGCTTTTCCCGCTGTCTAATTTAATTGTATAATCTTGTTCTTTAGTAGAAGTAGTAATCCAATCATCTTTAGTAACTCTAAAATCATTAATTTTTGTTGCTAAGTTTGTAATAGCAGCTACAGATGCACTAGCTCCTAATATTTTTTGAGAGTCTTTAATAGCATCTTTATTTAGTTTTCTAGATTTTTGAAGATATTCCATGCGTTCCCGCCGAATTTCATCGTAGTCTTTACCTGTAAAAAAACCTGTAGTTTTTTCGGAAAACCAATCTAGAACATTTTTAGGCCCTGAATTTTTAGAAAATTCTTTTTCTAAATCTGCTGCGGATCTAATTTTAAAAGAATTTTCGTATCTTGCATCCATTTCAGGAGTAGCCTTCGCTGCCCAAGCTTCGGCTTCTTTCCAAAGCAATCCATTTTTACCTTCTTTATATTCTTTTTCATCGTAAGTTCTATTAAAATCAGTTACAAGTTGATTATACCTTTGCGTTGTATAATAACTTTGGGGGCCTCCTACAGCCTCCATAGCTTTTTCATGGGCCTTCCTAAAAGAAGCAGCTCTATTGTATGTAGCCTCTTGTTGTCTTTTTTCTGCTAAAAAATTTTCGCTAGTTAAAAAATCATTTGCTTTTTTTTCTAACATTTTATTAGCAAAAATAGTACCTAGACCCGCTACCATTCCTAGCGTTTGATTGCGCTTTTCTTTTTTTTGTTTTTTTCTACGGCCCGATAACAGGCTTTCACCTAATGATTCAATACCCATAATTAATCTCTCGCTAGTAAACTTTTAGGTTCTGGCATTTCTTCTATTTTTTCCTGAATATCTTGTGGTATAACATTGTCAGGAATTTGAGAAGTTTCTTTGGCATTTTTCATCCTATCAAATTTTTCTTTAGCTAACTGTACACCCATTACAGAAGGCTCATCTTCTTCTTCGCCACGGTAGATTGTATAATCAATACCAGCTCTTTCTGCCAAGGCCATTAGAATATACGCAGTTGGCTCAATGATAAGCATCATTAAATCAGGGTTCCACTTGTTCTGGTTAAAACCCTGAAAGGCTAAAACCTGAACAATATCCATGATAGCACTTCCATCATCAATAGCATTCATTAAGCTTACATATGTTTCTTCTTCCGTAACCTTTTCAAAAATAAACTCTGAAGCTTTATGGACAGATGTATATTCAGGAGGCTTACGCCAAGTAGCTTCTTCTACAGGAACCGTTAACGAAGACCCCGGAATAGGTCTGTCCATTTTAGTTATTACTTTTCTGTATTCTTCATCCATAATTAAGCTGTCCGTGATTGCATGAATTGTAAATAAGCAAAAGGATCATAGTTTGAGTAGCCTGATTGATAAGCAGGAGTACCAAACTGCATCCATGAAGTATCTACACCAGCCACTTGGCGTGTTTGTATGGTAGGAGCGTTGCCAAAGTCTTGTACTTGACCTCGCTGTGGTTGGTAATAATCTTCATCAGTTACTAAGTCTTTACCCTGCTGTGCTATGTCTATTCCCGACCTTATTGTTCCTAAAGGATCTGCGGAAAAACTTTCTCCTAAACTTGTTTTTGCCTTAGACAAAAGTGAACCCGTTGTTTTTTCAGGGGTAGTAGCATCTGCCATTAAATCAAAGTCAGGTGGGGCTACTCCTCTACTATAAGAATCTCCAAGTCCTTCACCTATAATTTCAGAGGGGGCTTCCGTAGAAAGATTAGGAAATGTTGCTTTAACTGGGTCTAGATAGCCACTTGTTTTTACAGGATCAACAAGATTAGGAAATGTTGATTTTACTGGGTCTATATATAAACCAGACTGATACGCTTTATCAAAACCCTGTGCGCTAAAGTCCGTACTTATATTAGCACCTTCTGGGATTATATTTCCTTTAAACTGTGGATTTAACTCACGCAATGTACTTTCTTTAATACCAACTTCTTTAGAGGCATCTGCAAAAGTAGTGTCTTTACCAAAATTAGTTTGCCCTTT